TTCAAAAGAACGCTGAAGCAACTGAATTTGTTCTTCTAATTGTCTATTTTTATCTCCTATCGTAATTCCAGTTGTTGTACCAGATCCAAATTCTCCTGTCGTTGAACCTGTACCCAACCATCCAGGTTCATTCTTCATAATTATACCTTTACTTGCTTCCGTCATCCTTCTCCAGTATTCCTCTTTACTCTTGTCTGTTGCCCAGAATCCAAATTCTTTGGTGATTTCTTTGCTAACTCTTCTATGAGCAGCGTTATAGGCATCTATATCTACATCTTTAGCTTTCTGACGAATACGATTTCCTCCAACACTTTCAACAAATTTCTCTACTAATTTAATAACAGCTAATGCTGCTGGAACTAAATCAGACATTACTTTTAATTTGATTTTTGCCAATTGATCTCCCATTGAATCCCACGCAGTATCTAAATTCTTTAATTTTTCAACTCCATCTGCTCCTATCGTTCTAGCAAGCTCTTTATTAACCATTGTCATTGCTTCTGCTTCTCTTCCTACAGCAACCAATGTTTCTACTTCTTTTTGGAAGACCTCATCAACCATAATTCCCATATTAGCCAAAGCACTTAAAGCATCAGATGGCTTCTTCAAAGCATCTCCAATTTCTCTTGCTTTTTGAGCAAAGGCATCTAACTGTTGACCTACAGCACTAAATAAAATCTGTGCTCCAAATCCTTGTGATCCCATCGCTGATTGAGTAACCGCACCAGTAAGTCCACCAGCGACAGCTCCAGGGCCACCACCAAAGAGCATGGGGAAACCAGCTCCAAGCATTACGTTCTCACCAAAACGACTGAATCCTTTCATTCTTGCTTTTTGTCTTGCTTGTCTCTCTCTTTGTATTTTCTGTTCTGCTTTCCTTTCTCTGTCAATACGCCTCTTAAGAGCTTTTATTTCTTCTTGTTCTCTAGTTTTTATATCTTTCAATTCATTAACTAATTGTTGTTTATTTGCTTTTGCTCTTTTTGCTCTTTCAGAACGTATTTGATTTTCAGCTCTTTTTTCTTCCGCTAATTTCTTCTGAACTCTACTCTTATGAGCACTTACTTCTTTTTCAAACACTTCCTCAAAAGGCTTTCCAGCCTTAACTTCCATTACTTGTTGTTTTCTCTTTTCTCTCCTTATTGTTTTTTCAAGTCCGAATCTACGTTGTAAAAGTTGGATATAATCTTTTTCTGTTGTATTCCTCTGCGACAACATTTTGTTGACCGCATTTAGATCTTGTTGTGCTTTTTGTAATTTAGTTGGCCCTTGTTTTGTAAATCTCTTTTCTTCTTTTCTTCCGACTCCTCCACCTAATGCACTTGCTACTTGTCCCGAAGCACTTCCTTCTGACATCCAGTCAAAAGCAGACCCTCCAACACCAAGACCTCCTAAAGTATCTGGCATGACTGTTGCTATTGCTGAAGCTAAAGAAGGAAGCTCTCTCGCTAATCTTCCAAACAATGAAAAAGCTCTCGTAATATTTCCTTCTACGCTCCAAATAACTCTTGCTGCTGCTGATTCAAATTCAGCAAATCCTTTTACAGCTCCAACAACCCATTGAGCACCACCTAATAATCCACTTAAAGCTGTATATGCAATTGTGACACCAGTTATTCCTTCTACTGCCCTTTGAGTCCAACTTGCCCATCTTTGAATATTGTTTTTTAATCCTTGATCTAAGAAAGGTATTTTTTGTATTAATTGTTCAATAGCACTACTAACACCAATAACTCCAGCAGCTTGGCCTAATTTGCCAAACTTACCCATAAATAATCCTTTCATTCCTCCAGCAATCTTGCCCATAATTGCTGGAACAGAATCTAATAATTTCTTCCAAACAATTAGATCAAGATTTAATGCTGATTGAATTGTTTTAGAAACTCGTAATTCTTGGTTATACGCTTGTTGAGCTTTTCTAACTCCTACAATTGATTTGATATGAGCATCACTTCCTGTTTCTAATTGATTTTGGATTCTTAAAGCTTCTTTTAATGCTTGTTCTCTACCAGCTAATCCACCTTGACCTCCTTTAATATTAGAAATTTTTCTAGGTTTACCTAGTTCTTTATCTACTTTTTTAATTGCTTCTTCTAATTCTGCATAATGACTGCTTCCTCTATCTACTAATTCGTAAACAGTTTGTAATTCAGACCTGTAAGCACTAAGAGCTGCAATTGTATTAGGAACTTGATTACTAAATTTTAATAATTCTGGAACGCCTTTAAAAGAGCCTACTTCGCCAGGCATTCGACCTAATCCGTATAGATTTTTTTGTGCTTCAAGTCTTTTGAACTGAGTAAACCTAAGTTGTTGTTCTGCTTTTTCCTGTGCTTGAACAGCGTTTGTAAATCTAACAATATTTCGACCTGTTACTTTAGCGTTTGCAGCTACTCTCGCAAACGCATTACTTTGACGAACTAAACCAGCTTCGTTATCTGCTAATGCGGCTGTTCCATTCCTTACTCCTCTTACGCTGTCATCTACTGCTTTTGTATAAGCCCTCAATTTTTGCATTGCCAAAGATAATTTGGCCGATTCTTTTATTTCTTGTTTTAATCTTGTGTCATTAAGTTCATTTACAGTTACGGAGGATTTAGCTAAGTCCTTTAAAACACTATTTAATTGCTTTGTACTTTTTACAACTCTATCAATACTTTTTTGGCCTTTTACTCCAATATCTATAATTCCCTTTGCTATAGCGTCAGCCACGACCTAAATCCCTAATATTTCAATAGTTTACCTACTTCTGCGGATTTTTTGCATTTCTTTGTCCTGATCTTCGTTAAGTACTTGAAAATAAGCACTCCAACCTAAAATTTCTTCTAAAGTCATCTGACGAATTTCTGTTAAAGATTTACCTAGTTCTTTCGCAATACCAAACTGAAGCATCAACAAATTATCTTTACGCAGCTCCGCACTTAGGATTTTGGGTCGATTTCATCATCCTCTGTATTAATAACCGCAAGCATCAAAGTTTGAAGATCAGCATCCCTTACTTCATTCTTTAAAACATCAATTTCACCAACATTAAATAACCTGCTACCGTTCTCATCTAAGGCTTTTGTCATTAGAAGCCTTAAAGCAAATTCATTTGCATCATCAGATTTAGCTCCTTTTTGTGCTCTTTCTCTTTCTGCCATCGTTAAAGGTGACACCCACATTTCAAATACTGTTCC